TTAAAGGATAGGGAAGACGTTCACAGCAGTCCAAGCTTGTACTTGAACACGAACAATAACATTCACATTTTCATCTTCCAAATCTTCCTGACCACCCGGTTCTGGAGTCACTCCTTCCGGAATAGTCGGATCTGTATCCACCAGGATACCCTGTCCGTTGTTCAATGTGCTAAGATTCAGATTGATCAGGTAACCACCCTTACCGGCCGGAACATCAGTCGTACCGTCTGTTGCACCTTCTGTCTTTGCATAACCGGATATAACTACAAAACGTCTGTCTACAGATACGCCTGCATCACCTGTTTTGAAAACGAAAGCGAGTTTTGGAGCATTGTTAGTCTTTCCGTAACCGGTAATTCCATTTGAGAAGAAGTTAAATGCCGCAGCTTTTTTACCTGCTCCGAAATCAAAAGCAGTTGCTGTAAAGTAGGAAGATACATCGGACAGGTCTGTCTTGCCATCAGGTTTGAATGTTCCATTGGTAAAATCATATCTGTCACCTGCATAAGTCTTGGCCCAGAACCAGTTTGCTTCTTCTTCTACTGTAAGTGCAGGAATAGAAAGTGTTCTGCTGAAACGGTTCATCAGGATACCCTGATTTGCAGAGGTCACGTCAACAACCTGCAACCATTTGCTCAAAGCGGCTTTCTTGCTAAGGTCAGACTTACCATCCCACACTTCGTTATTGAAGCCATCGGCAGCAGCCTTGAAAGCCGTCCATGCATCAGCACTGGTTTTTCCGTTGTTTTCAGCCTTACCCAGCCATGTCTTGCACCACTGTTCCGCCTCGGCCTTTTTTCCGTCTTTCCAAGTAACTTTGATAAATTTGGTTCCAGTCACTTGGAAACGGTTCATACTGGCAGCCAAGGTGAGTTCCGCTTTCTTGACGGTACGCTTATCCTGTTGGGGATCAACGCCATAAGATTCGGCACCAACAGTGGTAAGTTCTTTGGAACCTGCATAGATCACTTCATTAATTTTAGCCTTCAACAGTTGTTTGCTAACATCAGACACGGGCTTGTTCTCAACCAATGCACCTTGAGGGTTTGCAATAACAAGAGCTTTTGTTGCGCCTTTGTCCACGTTAAGGAATTTATAACCTCCTGTCGCTTCACCAGCTCCCACGGCGGTAGATGAAGTCAACTTAGTAAAATCATCAGACCCCTTCGTAAACTCCTTCGCAAAGACAATATCATCTCCCTTTAACAAGTACACATGCAGTTTTTCAACCGTTGCCGGATCACCATTGTTGGCAGTGTTCTGCAAATCGCCCATGGCGGCACGTGTACCGGGACCGGGCAATGCTACTGACATCATCACATCAACCGGCTGATTAGCACCCTCCGGTACAACCAGATTTTCTTCATTGTTACATGCAGCAAACAACGCCAGCGAAGCCACTGCAAAATACTTCATCACTTTCATAATTTGAATTGTTTTAAATTGAAATTACTAATACAATATATAACTGAGTTACATCCGCAACCCACGATTTATTCATTTACCCTTACAGCCTTGAATGCTTTCGCACGGTTACATCCCCGAGCCGCTGCCTCTTCCAACAGTTTCTCTGCCTTCCTCCAATCACCTTTCATATCATAGGCAATTGCCATTGGGAACAGGACACGACTGTCTTCTCTTACCACTTCCAATACCTGCAACGCACCGTCCGCATCCTTGCCATATTTCAACAAGGCATTGGCATAATTCAAAACCGCCACAATGTCCCCCGGAAACTGCTCGTATGCCTTCTTATATACCGGCAGAGGATTCTCCCCCCGGGAAGCATACAATCCAGCCAGCTGGTACATTTCGTACAGGCTAAGACATTCAGGCTTGGTCTCAAAAACTCCGGGGAGTTCCTCCGACGTATAAGGCCTTACATCAAAGCTGAGACTGAATGTTGTACGCCGCAGAGCCGGGTAAAACTCTTCCAAAAGAATATGGTAAGTCTTATCATTATCTAACTCACGGATAGCCGACTCACGTTCCGTATCATTTGAGTTATGTTCAATGATAAAAAGGATTTTGTCCTTATTGGAAAGAGTGGAACCACTGACTGCTGCCTTAAGACCTTCCCAGTCTTCCCCAACCCCTTCGGTACGATAAACCGGTGCTTTCTTGAGGGCGGGATATTGACTGGAAATATAATTTGAAAGGGTTTGAGTCCGTCTTTGCGCAAGGGATTTGTTATAATTAAAATCTCCTTCGGGAGAAGCGTAACCTTTTATATACACATCCTTTAGCTCCGCCCCTTTAATCAATAAGTTTTCAGATACAAATTGGCCGAGTCCGGCAAGCTCCTGACGGTTATCCGCAAAGGTCTTGCGAAGATCGTGTTGTGCCACGGGAAAAGTCACTTTACAATCAAAAGAATCCTTGTAGCACTTGACCAGCACCTTTTCCGGTTCGATAAAATCGTAGGCATAATCTTTCGCTCCAAAGAGCGGAATACCGGCTTGCAATGCAATACCATCGTTTTTACTCATACCACATTCGGCACAACCATATAACTTTTCATCCACAACAAGATGACCATCTGCCATCCAACTTTCAAAAGGGAAACTGCTTTTGAATGTCAAGGGTGTTTCTTTCAGCTCCTTGACGGAATGCACCTCACCGTAGCCAAGCTGGTCACTCTTCACATTATGCAGGGTCTTGCGACGTTTAACAACCTTATACCTCCTTCGGCCGGAAATGCATACAGGTTCCAGTTCCACACTTTTTTTTCCATCCACTGAAACAAAACGGGGAGAAATATACATCATTTGCTGGCTTTTCAACTTTTCGACAAGCCCTATCGAAAATTCTATATCCAATTTATCCCCGTCCGCGCTTCTCTCTACACGGCTTCTATAATCCGCAAATCCAAATTTCCGCCGAATCCGGAACGAAGCGTTCAATTTTCAGGCAAAAGAACAAAACGAAGCGTTCAAAAAAAAGGCTGCACACAACACTTATAAAGCCGGAGCAAAAGGTTAATGAAGACCTCTGTTCCGGCTTTATAGTTTCATAAAAATGACTTTATAACGGCATTAAAATAATGCTTTAATAATTTGTCTAACTGATTGAAAAAACGTATCTTTGTTAGTAGTTAAGCTGCCATTTTATCAATGGGAATGCCTTGCTTTTTAAACAACATTATATCAGTGTATCCTGCAGAATAATTCATGTGGGCATTGAATTCTCTTTTTGTGCAGCCTTCAAATGGATTTCCGATGGTTTTATTTGCCCCAATCCACTCACACAATTCAATTATAGATGATTTGTTTGATGTAAAATAAACGAATGAATGACCTTCGAGGACTTTTAAAACATCTAAGTAATCGGACATACGCCAATACATGTTGTACGTTCCGACATCAGTGGATAGATAAGGGGGATCAATTAAAAACACCACTCCAGGTACGTCCTTATATTGATTATAGACCTCTTTGTAGTCGCATGAAACGATTTCCAGCCCTTCTAAATAGTCCAATGATTCAGGGTATCCATTCTTACGGATATTGTTATAAAGAACTTCCTTGCTCATTTCCTCCACAGACAACTTATATTTCATAGAGAACATAAGGGATGACGATAGAGTAATGAAGTCCACGTACCCCACACTCGCTTCCTCTTCTTCAATACGCTTTAAAACGCATTCCCTCAGCTTTCCTTTGATTGCCTTATGTTTGGGTACCGAATCCCCTACCAGCGTTCTAATGTCGGCTAAAAGCTTATTTGTATGTGGAATATGAGCCAGCCTAAATCGGTAGTTATCAAAATCGTTATAGACAACAGTGGAAGTTGGTTTCATTCTTTTGGTAATATGGGAAAGTAACCCCGAGCCACCAAACAGATCCACAAAAACGGTATCATCAGGAAACTGGTCCAATACCTTTATAAATTCTTTGGCAAACATTCTTTTTTGGCCCACAAATGGCAGCGGTGCCGACAGATTCATTTTCGTCATACGTTCAATTCAAATTTAATATTTTCAACTCCGGATAACAGTTCCAGAGTCTGGTCAATGTTATTTTCATATATATGCACATTCCCAAGGTTAAGAGTTATGGATTTCAAAGGAAGTTCCACCTGTCTTGCCATCAGATAAAGATGATAAATATCAGCCGGAAGCCCAAGGTTGGCATCAGAACTGCGCTGGTATGCGGATAATACCAGTTCCCCCTCATCAATCTGGAACTGTACAAGGCTCAGGCAGGGTGCCTGGTTGCTTTCCACCCCGGTCTCTCCAAGGAACAGAACATAGTTCTTGCTGTTGCGTTTTTCCTGATTAATCTTGGCTATAAGGGGTGGAAGCTTTTCAAAGTAAGTGGGGTAGCTATTCACAAGGGTATGGCCACAATAGTCCCACCAGGTAATACCTGCCTCCTTATATCTTTCCACATCCCGAATACCCTGCATAAACAGTTTCAATTCTTCTTTCAGTTTCTTTCTGGCTATCCCATGGCATTCAAATATATCAAGTAAATCAGCTGGGGTCAGCATGAGCCTTTCGTTCAATAGGTATTTGATACAGCCTTTCTTGTTGGTTTGGGTCTTGCCCGTTTGGAGTATCTTGTCTAATGTCTGGTAATACTTATTCATAAGCTATTGATTTTTGTCTGTGCAAAGTTAGCCCCATCAGATAACACAAGGTATCTCCGGCATATTAATCACACTGCACCGAGCGTGCAGTGCTTTCCAAACCGTTTGATAATATCATACACCTTGCGTTCGCTTACTGAATATTTATTTGCCAAAAAAGCCACCGCATAAGTGGTCTTCTCACCCCGATTTTTCATGACCTCATACTCTGTATATAAGTCTATGAATCGAAGGTCATCCTGCTTGCCGCCCAAACTTATAAGCAATTCAAGCGGTTTTCTGTTAAATTTAAGTGCTTCAAACAATGTCATATCCAATCATTTTTGTACTTTTGCAATGCCAATCATTTATTTAATGCGTAAAAACGCCACGAGAGTGCGGCAGAGGGCATTGCCCCCGGTCGCGCACTCTCGTGGCGTTTTGTGTTAATAAATGATTGGCGTCTATATTAACAGGCCGGGGGCTTTTTTTATCCCTCCCCCGAAGGGATTGTCAATCATTCAATCCGGTACAAATCCAATTTGAATTTATCCTTCTTTTTCCAGCCTTCAGCCAGAACTTTCTGAATGAATCCTACTGCTTTTGTATAGAAGTCTTTCAGTTCATCTAACTGGGTAAAAGTATGGTATTCCGGTTGTTCATCCGAACCAAACTTAAACGTCACCGGTAGGGTTTCTCCGCCCGTCTGAACGGCTAAATCGTATGCAACCTTATAGTTGTACTGGTTCTCCGTAGAAAGCCATACAGGAGCACCCTTATAGGTGAATCCGGACAGGATAGCTGCATCAGTCTGTCTGTTATACCAGGACATAACCAATGTGCGAATTTCCTCGCCGGTAGGTTTATGGTTAAACTCCTCTTCCATGTAGGAGGCAGAGCCGTCCTCTTTCTCCTGCACATCCCAGCGGATGCGCCATTTGTCTTTAACCGGATTCGTGCATTCCATCAGCGACACACCGGCATTTCCTTCAACTCTTCTCATGTAAACACGTATTTGGTTCTACCTTTGCCGAAGGTCTCTGTCTTGATGGTCGTTTCAAACGGAAAGCCATCCGGCATTTCTTTCACTTGTGCGAGAATATTCTTCATCTCCTCGCTGTTGGTGAAGAACTTCTTTGCCTCACCGTTCACTTCAATGGCCACAATACAGCGGTCTTCTCCCTGCTCGGTCTTGATACCTGTTTCGAAGTCCTTCACTACAATCGGTAAGTTTACCAGTTCCCGGATGCTTACCACCACGCCGGGAAATCGCTTCTTGCCGTCCTCCGGCTTGTAAGCGACATTCAAGTCTTTAAAACTTCTCATTTCTTTGCCTGTTAATTTTTTAAACAATTTATTACAGTCGGCGTGTTTCGTCATGCCGTAGAAACTGGCAATCAGTTCCCGCCGTCTTCTTCTCGATTTTACCTCGTGCATCTTCCGGGCAAACTTCTGCTTGATACGTTTCCGCAATCTCACATAGTCAGGACGGATAACATAGCCAAGGAAATCAATGCCTTCTTCTACAGGGAACACCCGTTCATTCGGCTTAATTTCCAAGTCTATTTTCTCCATTTGCCCGTGAATAACATCACGAATCTTCCACAATTCCGCTTTCGTTTTACCGATTACCAGTCCGTCATCGCAATAGCGGTAGTAATAACGAACCCCGTACCTGTCCTTCAGATAGTGGTCTAAAAATACAGACAGAAGCAGGTTGCCTGCTCCTTGTGAACTGCGCAGTCCAAAGCTGATACCCTCCGGCAGCATTGTCACGAACCGCTCCAGCAGCACCAACAGCCTTTCGTCTTTGAACACCCTGCGGAAGCACCACATAACAAAATCCTGCCGCACATTGTCGTAGAACCTGCGGATGTCAAACTTGTAGGCATACAGCGTGTACTCCGGGTCTTTTTGCAAATCGGTACGTATGCAATTCATCAGATCATGAGTGCCACGACGTTTAATGCTGGCCCCGGTAGTCCGGATATAGCGTTTCTGCAGGTGACGGTCCAACACGTTCATTACGGCATATACCGCGATGCGGTCATACATGGATAAAATCTGCAGGGTGCGTTTTTTTCCATACTCCTCGATTTCTCTTTCATGGTATCCGCCAAGCTGAAAAGAACCGCTTGCAATGGCCTCCGTCAATTTGGCGATAACTTGCTCCCTATGGGCAAGCAGATACCGTCCCTGCGTTGACCTTTTACGATCCGTTCCGCGCAGTACGGTATCGAATGCCTCCGACATATTGGAGTATTCGATGATTTCCTCTATGATATATCCTTCCCTGCGCATACAGTTCTGCTGTTGGTTTGTTAATGCGGAAGATAAGGGCCTTCCTTTCCCCGGGCCTGACTTCTTCGAACTGATAACAGCCTACCAAACTCCACCCGACGCGTGATTTTTCAGCTTTCCACCCTAATGGGTGCTGTTGCTGTGGCTTGCTTCCCTCGGCACCGCATTGGGGACACGTCCCCGGTGCTGTACGCCGATTAATTAGATTTCCAGACGCGAGCCGACATTCGCATTCGTGTTCGAAGCATCGTTATTCGCATTCGCATTCGATACACCGCCATTCGCGTTCGCATTGTTGTACCCGCGATAGACCACACGGACTATCGGGAAGCTCTACCAATTACAAAGGTACTTATTTCAAAGAAAAAGAAGTCTATAATGCTCAGAAGAATAACCATAAAAGAGCAGCAAAAGCGCCGCCAAGCACGGTTAATCCCCAATCTATCCAGTCCCAACAGCTACCATGCTGCTTATCCTTCAGTTCCAAACAGGAAGCCGCCACAGCACTTGCATACAGGGCTACCACCGGATGCGTTCCCAGCAGACCTACAAGGAATCCGCCTAACAGATGCTTCCATCGGTTACTTTCTCTCAAAAAATCAATAACTCTTCCCATAACGATTCTGTCTTTAATTCTAAAAAAAATCGACCGGCTTCGCCGGTATTTGAATTCCTTTTAAACGGGATTCGGAAACCATCCGAATCCCGTTCTTTCGTTTTAGTCGCTTCGCTCCACGCTTTGGCGCTTTGCGCTTACGCCACCTCGCGTATCGCCTTATACGCTGCCACGCTTTGCGCCCGCACGATTTTGCCGCGGAAGGCCAGACGCGAGCCGACATACGCACCCGTGTACGAAGCATCGTGACTCGCATTCGCACTCGATACACCGCCACTCGCGCTCGC